AAACAAGAATCAGATGACGCTAAGGCTGTTGTGAATGTAATTTGTGCACCGTTGACTGAATAGTCGGTTGTTGGTTTCTGACGTACTCCGTTTCGTAGAACCGCAATATCTTCTGGTACAGCTACACTAGCTGATAGTGAATAAGCTGTACTACCATCACCTGTTAAACTTTGAACTGAAGTTGAGGAGGTGAAATCTTTTGTGACTGGATTACCTAAATATCCCATATTACCTCTACGTGCTTATGCTATCTATAAAAGATACCCAGGCGTTTAAACTTGCATCTGTGTCTGATTTTACTTTCAAGGCATCGCCCGATAAAAGTACAATTTTCGCGCCACCATCAATTAATTCTAACGAACCACCACTTGGAATTGGTGCGTTTTTAACTATGTATGAATCTGCTGAACTACCACTAGCAGAACTAGTGATGTATACATCTACTTTAATTGTAGATGTTACAATATTTGATAATCTAATTCCTATTATCGCATCATCCGAATTTGATGTTAAAACTGTTCTTGCTGTGGTTCCTATATTAACATCTCCTGATGAATCAAATGCTACGAGTCTTTCAAAATCTTGTGCCATCCTATCTCCTTTTTACTATAAGGCCACACTCATTGCAATCACAAATCCTGCACTTGCACCCGCTGATCCACTAGATGCTGATGTGATTCTACCTTTTGCGTCAACTGTTATGTTAGCTGTTGTATAACTAGCCGCTGAAACTCCCGAATTTGCTAAAGTCAGAGCACCACCGGAAGCTATTGTAGCGTCTCCTGACATATCAACTTCTTCAAAACTTGTACCGTCTGCAATTAATATTTTGTTAGCTGTATTTGTTGGTAATTTTAATTTAGACCCAACAGTCATATCTCCCAAAGTAGATAAATTCGAATTAATTTTATTACCAATGGTTGTAATGTGATTACCCATGTAACCATGAGATGAACACTGATAATATAAAATATTTGGTGTTTCTGAATCAACAGCTATTTGTGTATAGGCACCTGAACTACCAGGAGAACCATTTGTTGTTACACCTGTTGTATAAGCTGTGCTTTTTGCAGCATCTAAATAAAATCTTAACGGATGTCCACCACCAGCTCCGTTAGAAGAGTCTGATTGATCAAATCTATAATAATATTTATAAGATGAGTCTACCCCAGACAGCCTCAACGCTGGTGATTCCAACCCATCAAAATAATAAGCACTACTAGATCCTTGACCCTGATAAGGATGAAGACCTGATTTAGAGGCAACAGTTACGTTTATTACTTTTGGAGCTGATGAAGATCCATATTCTTCTGGGTTAGGTAACCCAACTTTTGCTGAAGGCAATGTACAAAATACATCTTTTGTTCCAGCAGAAAAATCAACAGCTGCATCACTATTAGAACTGGATATGATATAAGTTCTTGTTAAGTCTGATGCATCACTATCTAAAGTTCCAAAACCTACTTCAAACTCAGTAGAGTTTCTTAACACAATAGAATAGTAAGTGGTGTTACTACCACCTATTCCTGTAGCAAAAGTCTCAAAACCATCAACTGCGCTACCAAGAGCAAATGCTCCTGTGCCAGTCGTGGTGCTGGTTACTCTTACTCTATCGTTTAACTTAAACGCCATTTAACTATGCTAATCTTATGATAGCGTCTGAAGCGTTAGCTGTTGGAAACTGAATAGTAAAAGTTCCTAATGTAGAAGTTTTATCTCCACCAAAGTTTATAACTGCAACTGCTTTATTAGATTTTGAACTATTGTATATCAAAGCGCCACGAGCTGTGATTGTAGCTGTGGTCCAAGATGTATCGTCAAAATCACAAAAAGCTGTTGTCCCGGAAGTTGTTGGTGTAACGCTAGTTAATGTGTTACCAGCTGCTGTATAACCTGTTCCAGAATATTCGTTAGAAGTTGTATAAGCTGTGGTAGAGGCATCAATGCTTGCAGAGTTGGTATACAAAGCAATTTTAAATGTGTCTCCACTTGATGCTGTAAAATTATGCGTTGCAACTAAAACTTCTTGTTTGAAGCTAGTGCACACCGCAGATGATCCTACTGCCATTTTATTGCCCTCCTTGGGTTGTTTTAATTGATCCTAGTCCAGGTAGAGCAGATGGTTGTGGAACTCTTAAAACTCCATGCATGTACTCATCTCTTCTTCCTCGACCTTGTTGTTGTGACGCCACCTCTTGTAGCGCACGCTGATACGATTGTTCGTACAATTGCAGCATATCTGCTGGACCCTTTAAAAACTTAAAGGCTTCTGCAAGGCTACCGTACAATAATAATGCAGGTGCGTTGTCGCTCAACCAAGTTGATGTTGTGGTTGAAGAAAGTCTTTCTGGTAGTCGGACAAATCCTAACTCTACATAAAAAGCAGCACTTGGTGTTGGTGCTATGTATATAGTATTTTCATCCCATTGTGAATAGTATTTAGGAGTTCCTGTACTAGCCCTATTTGGCCAGTATTCATTCATAAAAGTAATATCTTTCTGTTCTAAAAATGTCCTGGAGCCTGATCCTGAGGCAGGATAAATCATTAAACTTCTTATGGCAGAAAATAAAACAGGAGTTATTCCGGTGCCTCCAGGTAAACTTAAAAACTCATTATCTGATGTTAATTGTGCAAATTGATAAGATCTAAACACAGGTAAATCTAAATTTCTTAAAATTCTATTTTCAGCATGTTCTATAAAATCATTGACAATTGAATCTGTAAGAACAGAACTATCTACTTCCGTGTAATCTCTTATTTGAGAAACTAATTCAGTATATGTTGTCATGATATCAACGTAACAGGACCAGCTGTAACTGTTCCTCCTCCTATGCCAGTTGTATTAGCTGCTGTAGTTAAAGGAATACTAAAAGTATTTTGATCTACAACAGTTATAGTTAAACCACTGGTGTTTTTTATTTCATCTATTGATGTTCCTAATAACGGTTGACCTACATCATAAAATCTTACTACATCACTCGTGGATCTACCATGTGATGGTGAAAAGACATTTACAGTTGTACTACCACTTGTGAACCTAAAAGGATTCAGAGGTAATAAAACTGCAACAGAATTTTCTGTTCTATCTGGTCTAGCGAACTCCAAGGCCTGGGGGTCAGGTCTATGTTCTTGTGGCATTAATTGAGCAGCTTTAGGTTCATACTCACTAGTGTGAACTTTTGATCCGTTCCACTCAGTCACCATTTCTGAATAAGGAAATTCTAATCCACTTCTATCAGAAATAAATTTTGCGTATTTACCTTGTGCGTATGCCATTACCCTTTACTTGTTCTTTTTTTCCTAGCCGCCATCATTGTTGTAGGTTTTGGTTTCTTTTTATTTTTACCTTTGCCTATTAAATATCCTGTAGCACCACCAAGACCTAATCCGGTTGCATATGTAGCGACAGGATTAGTAGCAACACCTGATGCTTTTTGACCTAAAGTCTTTTTTCTATAACCTAAACTGCCATCCTTTTTTGTATAAACTCTTCTGTCCAAATCTTTCATAGCTTTTGCAACTTTTTTTTGCAAATCATCTACAGAAGAAGCGCTAAATTTTTTACCGGCTAAGTCTTTCGGAAGAGCAATTCTTTTACCTGCTTTTGTTTCTCCAGAAGCTCCCATTGTTGCTGAAAATTTTTTTTTATTTCCAGATCCTATTTTTTTTATTGCTGTCTTTGCTAATTTTTTAAACATAATTATCTCCTTGCAATTCCACCCTTTTTGTAATTTTTTCTTGGACCCAATACTCCACCACCTGGTTTTCTAATATTAAAATCCTCTGGATTTTTCAACATTAATTTTTTTGTTCTTTTTGGTTTATTTTTTAATGCTTTTGCCAAAGCGTCTCTTTGACCAGAAATTTCTTTAGTATATTTTTTTAATGACTTTGGTAATTCTTTTACATTAATTGTTTTTTGTCCTGACTTTAAGGCATTAATTAAAAAATTACCGGCTACTTTTACGCTCATGATTTTCTCTTTTTCATTTTAGGTATTCCTTTTTTAGCTATAGAAGATTTTAAAACATTACTAAATTTAGTAAAATCTTTTTTACTAGGTAATGTTCCTGGTTTAATCTTTCTTGCTTTTAAAAAATCAGATCTAGCTTTGTCTACAGTTTTTTTACTTTTACCTGATCTTATTGCTGACAATAACTTTCTAGGAACCTCTACACCTTTTGATTCTAAATATTTGTCTTTATCAGTTGCTTTACGACCATACATTTTTCGATCACGAGCGGCTTTTTTGACAGCGGTCTTTGCTAATTTTTTTAGTACCATGTGAATTTGCCACCCTTCGTAGCGGCACCCATTCCTAATTTGGTTCCTTTGACAGGTTTTCTGTCAATTGATATTTCTTGTGCTTTACCTTTAGCAGGTGCTACACCTTTTGTTGTAATAGCTCCAGCTTCAACAGCATTAGGTATATCTACTTGACCTCTGCCATAAGATCCTATCTTTTTTGTTGAACCACTTTTACTATTAGTAGTTTGTTTATTATATAAAACGTTAGCCATCTTACCTCCTATGGTATGTATGATTGAGCCGGTTTAATACGATGAGAAACCCTTTCTCGATCGTTTCCTGCAGCTCTATCAAATTCTTCATCATATGACGCTTTTAAATTAGCACTCAAAGCTGGTGCTCTTTTTAAACTCATATAATATGCTAATCCTGCCGTTAGACAAGGCATAAAATAAAAAGGCACATCAGCGTAATTAGTGTAGTCACCAGCGTCCTCTATTCTTTTTATAAAAAAATATTTAAAAATGTAAGCTTTATCTGGACTAGGATATAGAAACAAAGTCATATCGTTTTCTGGTCTACCATTAGTGGCAGCACCTCCAACGGTGACTGTCCCAGGCATCAATACAAATTGAGTAGGTCTTGCATCTCCAGTTGCAGTTCTTTCTTTTCTTGAAAGATTAAAATACTCTTCTCTAGATATTTTAGTAATCGCTACATCTGTAGTATTACTATCACCTTCTAAATTTGCAGTGGCATCTGCTGTAGTCGTTATGGTTGCATCTATAATATCAACCACAGATTGATCTACAGTATAATGATTTGTTCCTGGAGTTAAAGTTTGAGTTCCATAAGTGACTGTCCAAAGATTAAGTCCACGATTTGCCCATTCTGAAAAAATTAAATTTAAAGATCTTTTTGCAGTTTTTAAATCGTAACCGCTTCTAACCTCTAAACCACATCTTTCAAAAGCTTCTTCTATAATCTCTTCTATCGAAAGATTAAAATTAGTGGTGCCTGAATAAGCCATATAAACCTCTACGATATAGGTGTATATTCTTTTATAAATTCAACAACTAAACTTGCAGTATCATCATTAGTGACAGAAGAAAAGTTAATCAAAACATCGCCTGTGTAATTAGTAGCTTTTGTATTTTGTAAACCACCTATACTGCTGAAATCCATATCGTCAGCAAAATTACAAGACCATGCGATTGGATTGGTTCCACTGTTAACCCACTCTAATAGAAGTGGTTTGGTTGTTGCAGAGTTGTTAACGCTCCACCATAATTTATTAATGTTAACAAAAGTACAAGCTGTACCATCGTTTCTTGCATTTAAAGCAGATGCGTCAACGTTAAATGTTTCAGCTGTGGTAGAAGCTATTTTAGCAGTAAATGAAAATATTGCTTTCTTGTCTCCGTCAAATAGTTTTTTTGTATATTGAGCCATTTAATTCCCCTTGTAAAAGGGTGGGGCCATTACTCCCCACCCACGGTTATATTAATTACGAATAAGATACGTCTCTATCTTGCGCCGCCATTATGTAATCAATGGTTGTTACTTTAGTTCCAGTAGTATCACCAGAAACACTCATAGCCATTACTTTCATATTAGCTGTTGGAATGTTAGTAGTGGAACTACCGACCAAATTTCTGTTTATATAAAATTGAACTTTGTTTGTGCTGTCATTTTTTGTAGCAACAAGTCCTAAAGTTACATATGTATCGTTTTCCATTGTTGATTTTGTAGTGTCATCAAATTCTACTAAAGTCTGAGTATCACCAGATTCAGTAGTTCCTTTAACAATAGCACTACCATCTACTTTTACAAATCCAATGACATTACTTGAAAGTAATGCATTCTCTGGGTTTGTTGCAAATGTTTCTGTAAAACCAACTAAGAAATCAGTTTGTGTTGCATCAGAAATCTTTACTCTTGTTTCAAAATAAAGTTTGTTACCTGCTGTTGTAGGTAGAGCAAAAGATTCTTGTTTTGCTTGAATTGAAGCACCATCGTTATCAGTAGTAGCTGTTGAAGTTAGATTTACTTCACCATTTAAGCTATCTGCTACGACTGCTGCAGAAGCACCA